TGATGAAGAAACACAAGAATTATTGTGTGTTGGTAAAAGTCATTGGGAAGGTGGTATGGAAAACGGTGCGTTTAGTTTGAAGCATGGTAAGACTACTGAAAAACTTGCTCGTATGTGGATGAAGTTATGTGATAGATACGCAACAAGAGGTAATGTACGTGGATACACTTACAATGACGAAATGCGTGGACAAGCAATTTTACAATTAACACAAATAGGATTACAGTTTGACGAATCTAAGTCTGCTAATCCATTTGCATATTATACTGCGGCAGTAACTAATTCATTTGTTAGAGTTATTAATATTGAAAAACGTAATCAAAACATTAGAGATGATATTTTAGAGATGAACGACATGACTCCATCATTTACAAGACAGCAACAAGGTGAATGGGAAAGACAGGTCGAAGACCAAAGAAAAGCAATGGCGAAGCAAGAAGCACAAAAAATTACTAAGAAACCATTTGTTCCGCCTACTATCAAAGCCAAGGTGCCGAGATAGCCAAATACGGTTGACTTTCATCAACAAATGCAGTACAATATAAAGAGTATAGTAATTAGAAGGAAATATTTTGTTTAAAAAATGTGCAGTATTCACAGATATTCACTTTGGACTCAAGTCCAATTCAGTGGCTCATAATCAAGACTGTGAAGCGTTCGTAGATTGGTATATTGAACAGGCAAAAGCCGAAGGTTGTGAAACAGGCATCTTTATGGGTGACTGGCATCATAATAGAAATAGTCTAAACATTGTTACAATGGATTATTCAATCCGATGTCTTGAAAAACTTGGTAAAGCATTTGAACAGTTTTTTTACTTTCCTGGTAACCATGACTTATATTATAAAGATAAAAGAGATATTCAGAGTGTTGAGTTTGCAAAGCACATTGACGGCGTAACTGTAATTGATGAAATTACAACAATAGGCGATAGTACTATGGTGCCGTGGCTTGTTGGTGAAGAATGGAAGAAGATTCCTAAGATTAAAACAAAATATATGTTTGGTCATTTTGAACTTCCTAATTTTTATATGAACGCAATGGTACAAATGCCTGACACAGGTGAATTACAATCTAAACATTTTGTACATCAAGATTATGTTTTTAGTGGACACTTTCATAAACGTCAAACACAAGGAAATGTAACATACATTGGTAATGCGTTTCCACACAACTATGCAGATGCATGGGATGATAAACGTGGTATGATGATATTAGAACATGGCGGAGAACCACAATATGTTGATTGGACAGATTGTCCTAAGTATAGAACTGTAAAACTAAGTCAACTAATTGATGAAAAAGATTCATTACTAAAAAGTAAAATGTATCTAAGAGTTACACTTGATATTAACATTAGTTACGAAGAAGCAAGTTTTATCAAAGAAGAATTTATGAGGAACTACAGTTGTAGAGAACTTACATTAATTCCAAGTCAGCAAGATGACGAAATAAACAGCGACATTGACATTACAAAATTTGAAAGTGTAGATCAAATTGTTGCAGAAGAAATTAATGCTATTGATTCAGAAAACTACAATAAGCAAACACTACTAAACATTTACAACGAGTTATAGAATGATATTAATTAAAGACCTAACAGTAAAGAACTTTATGAGTGTGGGTAACCAGACTCAAGCAGTTAACTTTAATAATAAGCAATTAACCTTAGTCCTTGGAGAAAACTTAGATCAAGGTGGTGACGACAGTGGGTCACGTAACGGTACAGGTAAGACCACAATCATTAATGCATTATCTTACGCATTGTATGGTGTGGCACTAACTAACATTAAACGCAATAACCTTATCAATAAAACAAACGGTAAAGGTATGCTTGTTACTCTTAACTTTGAAAAGGCAGGAGTAAATTATCGCATTGAAAGAGGACGTGGTCCTAACTTATTAAAGTTTTTCATTGACGATACAGAACAAGACATTGAAGATATGAGTCAAGGAGATAGTCGTAAGACTCAAGCAGACATTGGCGAACTACTACAAATGAGTCATACAATGTTTAAGCACTTGGTTGCATTAAACACATATACTGAACCGTTCTTAAGTCTAAAAGCAAACGATCAACGTGAAATCATTGAACAGTTACTTGGTATTACTATACTTTCTGAGAAAGCAGAAGAATTAAAAGTAAAACAAAAAGAAATTCGTGATGCTATTACAGAAGAAACTGCACGTATTAATGCTATACAAACAAGTAATGATAAGATAGGCGAAACTATTAACAGTTTGCAAATTAAAAGTACTGCTTGGAAAACGCAAAATGCAAAAGACTGTGAACGCTTACAAACAGGCATTGATGAATTAGAACACTTGGACATTGAACAAGAACTTTCTAATCATGAATTACTTTCTAAGTGGGAAGAAACTGATGCTTCAAGAAGAAACTTAACTAAAGAAAAAGCAACACTTGAAAGTGCATTATCACAAACAGATAAACAAGTTGCAAAAGCAAGTGGAGAACTTGAACACATTGATGAAGCAAAATGTCATGCTTGTGGACAAGACTTGCCAGAAGAAAAGATTGACGAAATACAAAAGAAATTAGAAGAAGAATATGCTGACACAATGTCCTACTTAATGGAGATTGATACAAAGTTTCAAAAGGTACAGGCTAAACTTGCTGACTTAGGCGAAGAACAAACAAAGCCAAATACATTTTATGAAACTGCAAAAGAAGCATATGAACACAGAAGTAATGTTGATAATTTAAAATCAGCACTTGGTGCAAAAGAAACAGAAACAGATCCTTACGTTGATCAAATTGACGAACTAAACAATAGTGCTATTCAAGAAGTTGATTGGAATTCAGTTAACGATCTAAATTCAATGAAAGAACATCAAGACTTCTTGTACAAACTATTAACAAATAAAGATAGTTTTATTCGTAAAAAGATTATTGAACAAAACCTTGCATATCTAAACAACAGATTAACAAATTACTTAGACAAGATAGGATTACCGCACAGTGTTGTATTCCAAAACGACTTAACAGTATTAATTACACAACTTGGTCAAGACTTAGACTTTGACAACTTGAGTAGAGGTGAGCGTAATAGACTTATACTTGGTATGAGTTTTGCATTCCGTGATGTATGGGAAAGTTTATATCAGAATATTAATTTAATGTTCATTGATGAGTTGATTGACAGTGGAATGGATACAGCAGGTGTTGAACAAAGTCTTGCAATCCTTAAGAAGATGGGTAGAGAACGCAAAAAGAATATCTATCTAATATCACACAAAGACGAATTACAAGGTCGTGTGCAGAATGTACTTAAGGTTGTAAAAGAGAATGGCTTTACATCATACGCAAACGATATTGATATAGTACAATGAGCATTGAAGACGACACACATGATAAGTTAACCAAGGCATACTTGGAATATTACAAAGAACTTGCACTATACCAGAAGCATGGTGGAGAACGTACCATGCAATCAAGCCGAAAATGGCTCAGAGAGATACGCACACTGGCTAAAATACGTATGGACGAGATTAAATCCGACTTTGATGCCAAGAAAGAGGCGAGGAAAAGATCGTAACAGTAAGTAAGTTCATGCAGTGGACTTATAAAAACAAAAAAGTTAAAGAAATCCCAGAAGGCGTAGAGGGGTTTGTGTACATAATCACAAATACCACTAACAACAAAAAATACATAGGCAAGAAGTTAGCAAAATTTAAGACCACTAAACCACCACTTAAAGGCCGTAAGAACAAACGCAGAGGTTACAAAGAGTCAGATTGGCGTGACTACTGGGGAAGTTCAGACAAACTCAACGAAGACGTACAAGCATTAGGCACTGATAAATTCACAAGAGAGATACTTTACTATTGTAACAGTAGAGGCTTGATGAGTTACCTTGAGGCAAGAGAACAATTTGAACGCCGTGTGTTAGAGAGCGACGATTATTACAACGGTATTATTAATGTTAGAGTTGGCGGTTCAAAAATTCTCCGAGAAGCACTAAACAAACTATAGGCTATATACAGCACATAAGGTTAGCAGGCCAGTATAATATACTGCTGAGTAAAAGGTCCCGTGATAAGGACACTCGTACATATTGATCGACTACCCAGAGGTAGGAAGCCAACAAACAAATTGGGCTCACTGGTTGATATAGATTGAATGCTGTCAGTCGAAAAACACAAACACGTACATAAAAACTCTTTAGCAATAGGAACGAAGCGAGAGGTAG